CTGGGCCTTCTGTGGGTTGATTGACAGCGCCGACCAAAGCCGACGCCCAATCCTGCCAGTTGCTGTAAATGTAGGGGCTGGGTATGCCTTCATTTACAAAGATGTCAATGGCCTTTAGCCCAGCCGCCCACGCATACCAGTCCGTTTGAGCATCAGGAATTACCAACTGCTGGCCCGCATACGCCTCGCACATCAGCGCCGCCCATGACTCAAAGGTATGAAACCGTGGATCGTAGACGAGAGCAAGCGCCATTTTATGGCCTTACATCGCCGACATTGGCATGAAGCAAAACTCTTCCCAATTGGTAATCACCCCCAGCCACGTTGCTTGTAAAGATCAGGCGGATTTCTCGGCGCTGTTCACGCAGGTCAATCTTGCCTGTGTCTGGGTCAAACGCATATGGCGAAGAAGTTACGTCCTCTGATTGAGCAAATGCCCTACCAGTCACTTGGAAAGTCATCTCGCCAGATTGAACGAAGTCAGGCTCTATGCGCTCTAAGTGCAACCAGTAGTTATCTCCTACAGGGGACGACTGCGATGGCCCACCCTGAACCCAACCAAGGTCAGATGTTTGAAATGAACTTTCAATGGCGTTAGAAACGGTGTTGATTACTTCGTCGGTTCCAATTTCGTGTTGCCACAAAATAACTTTATCTGCTTGGCTGTTGAAGGTTGCGGTCTCTATGATTGTGGCCGTTGCCGTTGTTGACAGTGTCAACGTCAGGCCAGCAAACGAAAGAGCGCCAGACACAGCGCCGCTATTGGCAACAGACAAAGTTATCGTAGTTCCCGCAATAACCGTAACCACAGCACCAACCCCAATACCTGTGCCAGTAACGGCTTGGTTTCGCAAAATACCAGTTGCGCTGTTGACCACAATTGTAAATGCGGCAGAACTTCCCGTTGCGGTCGTAGAAGCCAGTGTAGGAGTAATTACCGAAACAATAGCACCAGAATTTATGCTGGTAGAAATAACCAGTTGCCCGTTTGAGACTTGGTTGTTTGGGGCTATTGTGACGTTTGTACTGGCATTGGTTGTAGCGATTGAGGCAGAAAACAATAAAGTCTGTTCACTCAACGTAGCGCCAGCATTGATGGGGTAATGGAACACTTGAGAGAAGTACCCAGCCGTGCGTCTGGCTCCTAAAGCGCCGCCAGCGTCATACCAGCAGTTCTCACGAATGTTGTAAATGATTGCGTCATTGCATTCTTCTGAGTCGCCTGATGGGAAGAACCACCAGATTTCACCAAAACGAGGAACCTTTTGCGCCCACACTTTTTGGCTTTGGGCGTAGTTCAGATTGTCAAAAAAGTAGTTCTGGTTGAAGATGTTTGTAAGTTCTTTGACCACGCCGTTGTACAACAGGAATCGGTCAACGCCAACCCAGTAGTAGATGCCGTCATATTCAATGACGCACTGCGACGAAAGGATTGAAGACTGGCTTGTAATGATGTCATACCGCCAGAAAAAAGTTTGGGGGACTGAGGCAACCGTAATGGTGGTTGGGGTGTAGGACACACGGATCAACGAATCAAGCGCCCAGAACAAACCCGAGGGGGCGTTTGATCCACCGCGAACGGACAAGCCTTTGACAATCTTTGTAGACGATACGTTGGTTTCGTTGGAGTCTGGCCCGTTCCAATCAAATGGGTCTCCAGCAACACAATTCTTGATGAGACCGTTGTCACCATACACAAACACATACGGGTGCAGAACAACCACGCCGCCAGCAACTTCAATGATGTCACCAGTTGGGGTTGTCCCAGAAGTGTCTCTAAGCGGAGACAGGGTTGTGCCATTGATGTTTCCAGCCAAAACTGGGGTCACAGTTGTTTGGTCAATTTGGGCAAGGTTTTGACCGGGGTGCGCCAACAGCAACTGGTTTCCAGAACCTTGGGCGTCAAACGTAGAGTCAAATTGCCACAGGTTTAAATCGTTTTCCGTAAACCCATCGTTGATGGTTGCCACATTGATTGAAAAACCACTGCCAGTTCCACCAATGGTTGCCGCTGTTGCGCTCAAGGTATTACCAACCGCATACCCATTGCCAGCCGCTGTCAGCGTCACTGTAGTCACCGTTGCGCCAGCCACCACAATCGTTGCCTTTGCACCAGAACCAGACCCGCCAGTCAAGGTCACATTGGTGTACGTTCCGTTAGTGTAAACCGTGCCGCCCACCAAGGTGTTGAGCGTTAAAATTAGCCCAGTAAAAGTAAATTGATTGACACCTCCGCCAATGCCAAGGTTGTCAACATCGATGACCTCAAGGCCAGAACTAAAACCGTTAAATACTTTATTTACGCCATCGGCTGAATTTACAAAAATGCCACGGGAGTAACCTGTGGCTGTTTGTGTGATTGCGCGATACCCTCCGACCTTGCGCGGTCTGCCTCGTTGGAAGCGAACCCACAAACCAGCGGTGTAAAAGTTTACGTCAAATATGGTGCCGTCGCGTTGAACGCCGGGTTGCGTATCAATGGCAAAAACCTTCTTGACCATCAGAAAGTCCCGCCAGCAACACCACCCGTAAAGTTACCTGTGCCAACAATTGCAAGCCCAGTCGCAGACAGCGTTGAGCGCAACACGCCAAGAATGGCATGGTTAAACTCGCCTGAAGCGGCGCGATAAATACCTGTTGTTGTTTCTGACGCAAAATTCAAAGACGGTGCGCCAACTGATCCGTTGATCAAACTGATTGAGGACGACCCTGCAAGAATGGTGTTTGCGTTAAATAAGTTAACTGAATCACAAACTAGCGTTGCTTGGGTGCCTGTAGTCAACACCGCCGTGGCTCCAGCGCCCGTAGAGATTGTGACCGTAAAAGCGTTTGTGGTTTCATTCAGGATGTAGTAAACCTGAACCGTTGACGGAATGATAATTGTCACATTACCTGTCAATGCGCCCGTGTACTTCTGAATGACGTTAGAAGCCTCTGAAGCGGTTAGGGTGTAGGTTCCAGACAAAACGGCTTTGGACAATTGAGTAAACGCAAACTGCGTAGACTTACCCAAACCAACCGTATAGAACTGAGTTCCACTGCAAACAATAATGCAAGAGTCCCCGGGTTGCAGAGCAATTGACGCAGAACCGTTGATCAAGTCGCCACTGGTGCCCGTTACCGTCAAAGCACCTGTTCCACTGTTGCGCAAGAACATAAACCAATTGTCAGCAAGCGTAGACGCAAGGGTCAGGGTCAGCGTTCCAGCCCCTCCAGTCCACACATAGGTGTTAGATCGATCTGTGGCAAGTGCGGTGTAATTGGAGGAAAAGGTTGTAACAGGCTGAGACTGGTTTAACGTCTGACCAATTGCAAGCAAGCCATACCCAGCAAGGGTGGCCGCATCAGCACCAGAGGAGCCTATGCCGTAAGCAATGATGCCCCATGTGCCTGCGGTGGTTGCGTTGGTCGTGATGTAGATGTACTGCGCCTCACCTGCGGCAACCGTGACAATTGTGTTTGCACCTGAGTAGTCTTTGACCGTTACAGAAACAGCGCCGACGTTGCGAATCAAAGCGTCCTGACCAACAGAGCCTTGATTGGCTGGTGGCATCCATAACTCGTTTGCGCTAGAGGCGGTAGACACCTCCATGATGCGTGCGGCGGCGTCATCAGTGTCCGACCCATTGATGGGCCAAGTCAACTGCAAGTCAGTCGTTAGGGTGATGCGGCTATACGATACATCCGTTGGCTGGATGACGTTACCTGTAAAGGGGCTGTTAAATGACATGATCAGGTATCCAATACTGCGGCTTGACGGTCACCAATACGCTGAACATCTTCCTGCTTTAGCGTCTGCATGATCTGGTCGTAGTTTGCCTGCCACATGGGCATACGCTCGTCGTTCTTGAGGAACGGCATAGACTGCAAAAGAGACCCATACAGCAACGCCTGCGGGGCGTAGGTGGTGAACCAGTTTGATTGGTTGGCGGAGTCGAGCGGTTGAATCCGCTCGTAGTACAACACCTCAAAGGTGTAAGCGGCGGCAGGTGTGGGAACCACCAGCCAGTGTGTGTAGTCGTAGTCGCCGTAATACGCGGGCACGCCTGTCTCTGTAGCATCAGGCCAATACTCGCGCAGGTACTCGTACTTGCGAAGCAGGACAGGCTGGCGGCTACCAGAGACCACCACGTTCATTGAAACGGTTTTGTGCCAACGAGCGGGCTTGTCAATGACCGCCTGAGTGGCCGTCATCGTGCTGGTGTTGACTGTCAGGTTGCCCAAAAACTTGATCTGGCTGGCAATGATCTGCTCGGCCAGCATAATAAAAAGAGGAATTTTCTCAAGCGTAGCGGCGTCGGTTCGCTCCAGATAAGACTGGATGTTTTCGACCAAGGAGTCGTAAGTCATTACCGATGCGGTCGTCATTTGTTCTCCTTATCCGACATTGCGCTCAAAGTGCGGGCAATCCACCAGCGACTTGAAATTGCCTCCCCAGCGGTTTTTTGGGTTTAAAGTCTCCCAATATGCACCCAAAGGAGCAAGGATGCCCTTGTCCCAGATTATCTGCCCTTCCTTGAAGAAATTCAAGTCAATGGCACAGCGTTTGAGGTGGATAGAGTTAAGGGTCTTTGAGCGTCCTGTCTTGACGTAGATTGCTTGCTGTTCAGGTGTGCGTGCCAATTCCCCACCTGTAACTTTAAAACCCTGTTCTGTGGCGTATTTAATAAGTGCGCAGGCATCCAAAAGGAACGCGGCTTGTTCGTCACTAAGGCTCATTCTTTGTCCTTTCTGCGCATTTCCATGACCTTCTCGACGGTACGTCCACCGAAGTAGGCCGTCATCACCAACATACCCCACTGGCCCAGAAGGTTGACGTAGGATTCACTTATCTTGTACCCATAGCCGTCAAGCAGGGCAAATATTAAATAGGCGGTCAGAAGGTACACAAGAGTGCCGGGGCGCACATTCTTGGACAACCACGAGTCAGAGGACATATCGGCCTGCCAACGCTTGCTGACGTTGTCTT